GTGCATACCAGAATTGAGGCGTCTTTTTTGGTATATCGGCTAATTTAACCATCGCTTGTCTATTTTAAATCCTGTTTTTATCATTTGCAATATTAAAAACAATATCCAGTTTTCTATCTGCTGGTAGTCAGTCATTCCACCACTAATTCCCAACTATGCCGACAATTGAAGCCTCCGCCATCAATTAGCGATCCTGGGAAACGTTCCTCAATTTCGTCAAGTGTTAATTCGCCAGCGTGGAGCATTTCCAAACATTCCGGTCTGGTTCGGTCGTCTTCTGGTCCAACGTATCGATATTTAGCGTCTTTCGGCGCATATTCCTGCGCTGTTGCCGCAAATGTAGCTCGTGAAAATGTCCGCAGTGATGTATTAACTAATGTGCCGATTTGTTCTTTACTTAGGCTTTTAGTCGCCTCCATCAAATTCTCAATTAAGGTCTTTTCGTCAACTCTGGTATATACAGCATACACCATTTGACGGGTTAGCGCCTCGCCCACATCCCGAACGTGCTCCATGAAAAATAATGAATCCAAAGTCTTGAGTTGTTCAATAGCTACCGTTGGCACTTGCCCGAAAGTCTTGGCTATGCCACCAGCGATTTTATCGTATTCGGCAAATAGGCTATTCATCTCATCGGCGAATCCTAAGTCCTTGATTATATGCTCTGTGAAATTGGCAGTTAGCATTTGCTCCGCAAAGGCGGCGGGGTCTCCGCCCTTTTTGTATATTAACCTTAATTCATTGATTAACTTTTTTCGGATTTGCTCCGCTTGCAATGCGAAATATTCCGCCGCCTTCTCAGACATTTGCGCCAAGTAATCGCTCCTCGAATGTTAATGGTTTGGGTTTCTCAGCTGCTTTAATTGTGCCAGTTAATTTGGCATTCTCTTCCAGCCGTTTTTTTAGCTCGTCTTCAGGTGTATCTGGCGATTGTGCTTTAAGATAGTCCAACGGTGTACTGATTCCGTGACTGAATTCCCACTCCCATTTTGCCCGTTCTTCGTACTGATTTACTGGAAATTTTATTTCTGAAAAGTCAATATTCATTTTATCTGGTAGTATTTTCTTTGCATCTACATTAGCTACTGCTTTTTCAATTTCGTATATATCACGCTCCCATTTACGGCATATATCGAGATCATCTTCCCAGCCCGATAATAGGTCAATGTTCTGAACTACAAGACTAAATCCTGATGGTGCGCCCTCAATACCCCAGTTAATCGTTAGATCATTATTCCTTTCGAGTAATTGAATTTGGAATTTAATTGAATCCACCATTTCCGTTAATTGTAATTGCAAATCGATTACTCCAATTTCGGTTTGTCCTGGATCGCCCTCAACAGCCATAATTTTATTGTAACCAACGGTAACATTTACATCTTTTAGATTCAATGCTTTAATGTATGCCTGTTTAATTGCCGAATATCTAATGGCGTAGTTCAAATTTGTTAATGCCAGATCAATTTTTTGGTTTGCATCTACTATATCATCCGCCCCTGAAACATAAAAGCTTTCAAATGGCATAGACTCATGACAAAATGCAAATGGAAATAGATTGAATTTAGAATAGGGATTCGCCATCTTATCATTCACGCCATAAGCCGCTTGGTTTTTAACAGGAATACCTTTATCATCCATAACATAATGGTTTTGGTAATCCCAATATACCCACAATTCAGGTTCAGTTATTCCATTGTTAATCGGATACATTATAGCACTTGGTTTCTCCGCATCGTTTTCAAATAATAATTCATAATATCTAATTATTCGATAACCGAATTTGTTTTTATTCCAAAATACCCGAATGGCTGGAACGCCCAATAAATGTGCCATACGCTCAGCTTGCTTCATTACTGTATTTTTTTCTTCTGTAATTTCATCGTAATATGATACTTCTGAATCGAAGTATCGCACTGGTGCTTTGCGATATACATTTGATTTACGGCGAATAATTTTATTTGTCAAATTTGTAAATGTGAATGGTATATCGCCATCTTGAATTTTCAGGTATGGTTGCAGGTATTTTTCTCTTTGCTTGGCTGTGCCTTCATAATAATGGATTTTCATTAATAGATTATTATAGCGTGCTATACGCTCATTATTCGCCATTGAAATTACAGATTCCAGTACTGCATTTTTACCTTTAGTTTCAGGTATCATCTTTGTATACTCCATGCGTTTGATTGTTGAATAGGGAACAAAAAGTTAATAAGGTATCCTTCTGCATCACTGATATGGACCAGCCCCGTTTTCTCTTGCGTTTTATCAAGCCGTCCGTCTGCGGTAGTCATTACCTTATTCCAATCGTTTATAGTTTTAGGACAATTCTTGGGATTGACAAAATAATGTGGTTTCCCATCGCCAGCTCTCATTTTAGAATTAACTGCATTTATGCGGTCTTTCTGAAAAGGATTAGCCGACAATGCTCGCACTTTAAAGCCAGCATTTTTGAGTAATCCAATATCTGATTTCTTAGCGTCACTACTCATACTCGCTCCAGTGGAATCCGGATATATTATGCAGTCCTGAACTGGGAATAATTGCTTAATATGCTCAATCATCTCGAACGTGTTAGAATGATTCAAATACGCTTCGCCAAATTGGAATATATCATCACCACGAATATGATTAAATGTTGCCGTCATCGGATCAACATTGAAATCCATCCCAATATGGATTATTTCACCTCTATGATATTCAACTGACAAATCAAGATTCTTTTCGCTAAATGCCCAGTAGGCTAAGCCAGCGTAACTCTCGAATGATCCTTCATATTCCTGCCGGAATGTGCGCTCATCTAATTGCATTTTAGCAGCGTATATTTCCTCTGGAGTCAATACATCGCTGGAAAACCAATGGTAATAACACCATTGCGGATCGTTTTTCGATTCGGCAAATGCACCTACCTTTGGTTGTGTTTTAGGTAATGCGCCATCGCAGGCATACAGCGCTAAATCATATAGGAAATTGATCCCCTCCGGCACGCCATCGAGTATTGCCCAGCCGTTTGTATCGCTCAATACCGGTCGGATATTCTCACCCCAAGCGGTTTCTTTTATATTCCCGATTTCTGTTATGTGACAGCCGTGCCAGGGCATACCCTCTATTCGCTCCGGCTTATCCAGCCCTATTACCTGAATCATTGAGCCGTTTTTTAGGATAACCTTCATTTCAGTTTCAGACCTCGATTGTGTGAAATAATAGGTATCCCGCTTGAGGTCATTCCAGTAGATATTCTTTGCCTGTGCGTGAGTTGGCGCACCGCAGAAATAATTAGTATTTGGGTTTCGCAATGCCGCCAGTAGGGTCTTGCGCTTCGCTATTAGTGTCTTGCGTGATCGCCTACCAGATGGATTAATGAAAAACCGATGCCTCTCGTCTTTCAGGTATTGAATCTGAATAGGCGTTAGGTTTACAAGCTTTGGCGGTGTATTACGTGGCTTCAGGTTCATAATTATTTGCTATTACCTCTGCAAATTCTTTTAAGTCAATAGGTTCGCTGGTTTCGTAGGTCATCTCTCGCTGTCCTAAGTATTGCTTACCCAGCCAAATGCCCATTGTCGCATTACGTTCAGCAAGTTTGAATTGAATCCGCCGAAGTGAAATCTTTCCGTTTTCCTGACCCTTTTCGTAAGCTAAACGAAAATCCCGCCTGCCTTGTAAGGTAGTTACTGGTATATCCATAAATGCAGCACATTCCTTGATCGTGCATTGCAAATTACCAAGTTTTTCGGCAATATCAAGATCAATTTTTACCTTTGGTCTTCCTATTTTTTTAGGCATTTTTCACAGCTCCTCCTCGAATACTGCATTCCATTCGTAAGCTTCAAATGCAGTTTCCTTGAGACTTAGTTCACCATTAGTTCTGGCAGAATAAAGCGTAGTGCCTGAATCTGGCGACCAGATGAACGGATAGCGTGATAGCCCCTTATTCATAAAAACTGAGTCTCGAAACGTTTCAAGGTTTGTCTTATCGGTAGGGTTTAGCAGTTTCCACTGGAATTGCCAAATACGCCGAACGGTAGCGTTATTAATCGAGCCAGCCCGGATACCACCTGCACCTTGATTTACATTGACATCGTAATCGGCACTATAAACAATCCCTATTTCTGGTGTATGACTGAGTGCCATCTGAGTTCCAAGATAGATAGCGCCAATTTGCAATTTATCAATATTTATACTACCTGCGCCTTGAAATCTAAATCGCCAATAGCGGTAAGATTTAGAGGCAAAAGTCTTCAAATAATTACCTAATGATGGTTTATAAATATTCTCATATCCCAATGGTATAGCAGTTCCTTGCTCGCCACCAAATACTCCAGTACTTGAATATTCAAGACTAAATAAATTTATTAATCCGCTTGATGGCGTAATAAGGTAATTCCAGAATAGGATATAATTACACGTCCTTGCAGTTCCGAAATCTACTTTTATATTAACTTCAGTTAGTCCTATAGCTGTATCCTTGAAAAACGTGTTTTTATACCGGTCCTGCAAATTCGTAACTGGGTAATTAGTATCTGCAGTGGCGCTATATGTCAGCGTTGCTGATTCCAATGACTGATGGTAGATAGTATAACTCATAGCTCGATTGCTTTAATTTTCAATGACCAGGGTTTGCGAGTAATTGATGTAATCTTGAATTTCTTACCAGCCCACGATTCGCCATAACATTTCATTATATTGTCCCAGTCGGAATGGAGCTCAATAATATCGGTCAATTCCAGACCCAGTATTGGTTTGAATACACCAGCATTCCAAAAGTTCACACCTCGCAAGTCAACAGTTTCAAATTCGATTACATTGTGTAATACTGACCAGAATGATTTATCATCACCATCTTTGCACCAATGATCAGCTAATAATCTGGCAGTTGTTTCATCGGCAATATAATCGGCGTCCATTACTAATTCGTTAACCGTATTATATACCGCTTGCGATCCTGAACCCGCTGTATTGTTAGCACGCTCAATAACCAGTTGAAGATTGCCTTTAGGACTTTTGTGATATTTAAGTTTGAAATCATTGACAATATCGCTTAATGACGATTTGGATAATAACGGTCTGCCCTGAATATCATTGGTCTGGAACGCATAATCGGTAGTATTTGAAACAAAAAAAGTATCCATTGCTGGTTTATTAGATGCATTCCAATAGATTATTGACTTACATTGCTTAGCTATTTTTTCAATAATTGTTTTGCTATTTTCCGATTCGCTTATAATAGGCGCAATTTTCCAATTAGCCAATTCTGTCGCAACTGCTTGCATAGATGTAATATCTGGTGTTTGTCCTAATTCTTCACATATTATTGAATCAATTATATGAACCGGATTTTCAAGTAATTCGTATTCCGATAGTTCACTAAAATGACTAGCTATCAATCCGGTAGCTGCTCGTCCTTGACACGCTATATAAACATCAAACATTTCCTTTGGTTTATATTTTATTTCTTTGAATACCATATATACATAAGCTGTCATTACTTCATTTTGCTCAAATGTTTTAGCAGCACGAACATATACATAATTATTAATTTTTTCTCTTGCGCTAGTTCCACCTGGATAGGTTATAAAATTCTTTAATGTGCCAGGAAGCTCGTGGGTATTAACATGTTCAATCTCAAATGCATCCGGATCACCTGAAGTTGAATAATTTACTTTTCCCCAAATACCAATACCAAATATATCATTATCATCTTGATAGCCGTCATATTTTGGAAAATTAATGCCATATATTCCGCCAAATCCTACCTCTGCTTCTTCTGGTATGTTCATAAATGAATATGTATTATAATTAAGGTCGCACGATTTAGTCTTATAATGCCAATGTTCAGCACCTAAACCGTCTGATATTGTCCCATCTGGATACCAATAATCATATAAATATGGTAATTCATCAATTGTAATTGTGCCTGTCCCATAAGTAATATTTGTTGGATCAATTTTTACAAATCGCTTCAATCTATTATCAAACATCCAAGCACGGTAATAAACGTCATTAACTAAACGTAATTCGTGATCTGAAATTGAATATTTATGTTTACCATTTGAATCTATGCCAAGATATTTTGCCTTTACCATATTATTAGTTTGTAAATGCGTAATATTGGTCAATGTCCCATCTTGACCATAATAAAATGGATGATCACCATATACAATTGATTTTGGTAAACCGATAACGTTTGGTGGCAAGCTTCTTGTATTATCTAATGTGCTAATCAGATTTTGTGGTAGTTCCCTCTGCACTTGGAAAGTAGAATTAGTTATCGGGATTACTATCTTATCGCCAGAAATTTTGACATCACCTACAATTCCGTGATACATTTTAAGGCACTCGGTTTGGAGGTTGGTAAGTCCAGTTAGCCAAAGATAAATGTAAAGGTCTCGGTTGTAAATATTATAAGTATTCAATTGATCACTGAATTTTTCCAGTGCGTTGGAATGTTCTGGATTCTGGAATAGGAAATTATCATCTAACTCGATGGAAAATCCGCCTACTGTCGAGGTATGCGCTCGTATGTCTAATTGCTCTGTAATATCTGGCTCTTTCAGCAATATCGGCACTACTGGATATACACTCCAGACCGGTGTATCGATT